AATCTTTTGCAATTTTAACACCTTTATTTCCACCAGTACCACTTATCATTCCTGATGGATAACTTGGTTTTTGTGTGTAAATGAAATATTCTTCTATTTCTGGTTCTACATACTTCGCAGCACTATCAGAACCTCTGTTCATATCTAAGACTTGTTCAGATTTAGATTTCTTCTTTTCTTGACGAACATATTTCATTTTCATAGGATCAATATATCTTAGATCCTTAATCCCCTCTTCGGGTTTTTTCATATCAATTACTTTCAGATAATATATCCTACCATCAATATACCAATTTCTCAGTATCTCATGAGATTTTTTATCAAAATCTAATATTTCTTTTATATTTTTAAACTCTTCTCTAATTACTTTTTTTAATTTATCACTTGCGTTTAAATTTGATAATTCAATTTCTATTGGAGAATCATACAAATCACTAACAATTGCTTCATTAATAACATCTTCAATGGCACCATCACACTCTGGATGTAATGCCATCTCACGATATCTTTTTATTAAATCAAATTCGGTTCTATAAACACCTTCTATATCAACATAGGATCCGTAAAATCCACTACTAATATAATTATCAACCCCGTCCTCATTATTTTGAGGAACTGGGGATATTACAGAAGGGGATTTTTTTTCCTTGTCACCAATTGAAAATCCAAAAAGTCTGGCCATAGTATAATCTTTTTACTACTATTATAGCACTATTTATCGTATATTTTCACCGCCAGCTGAAGAACTGGTTCCTTTAAATGCTTCCCACCAATGAACTTGCATTTCTACAGTAAATTCTTCTAAGGTATCAGTTGTTTCATAACTCATATCAATAGCAGAAATATTAGTTGGAAAAATATCCCAGAACTTATAAGATCTAAGAACTCCTCCATCACGATCTAATTGATGAACTATAGCATCTTTTTGATAATCAGCAGGGTTAGTAATACCTGTGGCATCATCTAATTTATTGATAGTGTTCATCCACTTTTCAAAAGCTGAACGAATTATAAAATCAGTATCATTAATTACTGTAATAGTCCATGTTTCAAATGTTCTATCTCCAGCAATTTTTAGTATCCTACCCCTAAATGGAATTTCGATAGGAGCAATCGATGATGCTGGAAGTGCTGCTGCTTTAACTAAAATTCTAGCTTTTGCCAAAACTTCACTGTCTACTGCAACCGCATCTGGAAATGCTAACTCTACTTCAAATAGATTAGGTCTAGCACCACCACCGATTAATCTACTCTTAAAATCACTAATTTTTCTTAGTGGAATACTGTTCTGTTGAACTCTACTTGGCATTGTCTTTAAACCTCTTAATTACTTAAACGCTACCGATTACTTCTTCAAATGAAACGCCAGTTCTAGTGGCAACGAATGTTAGACCAATGAAGTTAATTGATCTTGCAGGCTTAATGTATATATCTGCAATGAATTCATTTGCATCAATCACAGCACCAGTGTTATTGGTTTCATCACAAATAACCACATAATCTGAAATTCCTCGTTTAGCCTGAACATCACGTAGGAATGGTTCAACAATGTTTACAAAGTTAGTTCTTGTAATCTCATCGTTGAACTCAAAGAGTTGATCTCTTGCAGCAGCAGAAATTGCATCTTCAAGGAAGATAAACAATCTACGAACATTTATTCTATCAAAGGCAGATGCCTTAGCAAATCCAGTCTTATCACCAAATAAGATTATTCCTGCTCCAGGTTGGAAAACGACAGGATTTATTCTTGAGGAATAAAGACGATCTCTTTGTAATTTAGTTGGATTGTATGCTAATTTAACAGCATTAAGAATTGAACCTCTTGCTGTTCCAGCAGGTGAGAACCAAGGGAATTGATTGATATCAGTTCTAGCACAAGTTCCAGCAACATCAGCGTTGAGTGGGATGTATCTGAATGTATTAGTAAATCTATCAAACATATACTTATATCCAGTATCAAATACCGCATATGAAGATGATGTTATTGGATCAAAGAAATTAATTACATTATCAGTAATTGTATCATCATCTAAAATAGTTGCTTCACTTTGATCTGATGTATCAGATATCATTGCTGCTCTATAAGGAGATATGAATGCAATTGCATCCTTTCTCTTCTCAGCAATAGCAATTAATTTAGTAGCAAGTGCTCTTGTTTCATTTTCTCCACCTTTAGAAGATCCTTGAATAAGAAAATCTACATCTACTATAGTATCATTTTCAAATAAACCATATCCATTGACACCAACAAGAGCATCCAGTCCAGAATTAAGTGCTCCTGTAGTGGTAAGATCCGTCTTTCCACCATAATTTAAACCACCTGCTAATTCAGAATTTAATGTACCAATACTATTAAAAATAACTCCTTCTGCATCTTGATCCCATCCACCATCACCATCAAGTGTGAATGCACCACTATATCCAGTGGTTACAACTCCTGCTGGTTCACTTAAACCAAAAATGTACTCAGAACCAGTTTGAAGGTATTTTCTCCAATAAGAAGGAGAACCCACAGAAAATTCTGCATCTTTTGCTTTTGAAAGATTTAAATGTTTTTCAAGAATTGTTCCTGCATTACCAGAAATTGTTCCTTTAGCATCAATTACGACTACATGAACTTCATCAAATCTAGCACCTCTAGCACTCGCATAATCAGAGGTTCCTGGTTTCTCAGATAATGTATTCCATTTTACAGTGTTGTAAGTGGTTGATGCGGCTCCACTAGTTGCAGTAGAAATTTCAAGTTCTTGTTGATCAAACCAATCCTTGGAAGATGTATAAGATGTTGAAGCATATGATGCTGCTTGACCATTAGTATGAATAGCAACACTTCCTGTTGAACTAAATTTATAAATGCTATTATAATCTTTTTGAGTTTCGGTTCCTGCAGAGGATACATGACTAAGAAATTTAACATCTATGGTAGTAGTACCAACCTTAGTTACAATACCCTTAAAGTGACCATCTATTAATTCTGTTGATCCAGCACCAACTCCAGTTTTTGAAACAACAGTGCCCTCTGGAACTGCTTGAGTTACTCCATAACCAACGGCAATTGCTGCTTTAGCTTCTGGACTTGCAACATCTACTCCTTCTAGTATTTGATCTGCTGCACCATCAATAATTCCAATTTTAATTCCATTCGCCCAAGTTCCTGGATTTTTTGCAGCAACGGTTACTGTTGAGAGAACAGTAGTATCATATCCCAATTCCTCATAATGCTCGACACTTTTAATTTTTACATTTGCAGCCTCTCCAACAAATCCATTTTTCAACCCACTATCATCTGCTCTGACAACATTCAATTGTCCACCGTATGCTAGGTAAGATGATGCACTATACCATGTTTCATAGTGTTTATCTACATCATATGGTTGCCCAAATGTATTAAGCAATTCATTTTCGTTAGCAATAAGTGTAGGTTCTGCTACTGGGCCTTGTGAAAAAGGCCCTACAATTCCACCAATCTTATCTGTTGTGGGGTCAACCCTTCCTGTGGTTAGGTCAACTTCCCTTACCAGAATTCCAGGAGATGCTAGGTTTAACGGCATCTTAATTTCCTCTCGCAATCCAAATTTATTCTAGAAATATTTATTATTTCCTTTATTTACATGCATTTTTTCATCGATAGTCCCACATATAGGAACGATCTCCATATTCATCTGTATGCCATCTATCTCCATCCTTATCAACAAAACTATCCATATCTTCAAATCCATCTGAAATAAAACCAAAAGGTGCCATATCTTGTTCTATGGCATTCTTTTGTTCTTCATATATTCTCTTTCTTACATCTTGATCAGTCATCTCTTTAAAGTAATCTTGTGCGACTAACCAAGCAAATATAACTAAGCACATTGCCAAATCATCATTACATCCCTCTTCTGCCTCAAATGAATTGTGTTTTTGTGAAAATGTAGTCAATTCAGATATGATATCATAATCACAAGTTAATATTTTATCATCCTCTAATAGAGTTTTTAAATTAGAACATCCCAATTTTTTAACAGCAGATGTCATTCTTACACCCAGTTGAGTTTTTTTACCAGAAAATCCTTGACCTACTATTTGACCATTTCTTCCTCTCATGGTAGCCATAAGAATATTATCATATTCTAAATCATATTGAAGAATACTTGCAACCTGATCACCAATATCATTAACCTCTATTAGTAAGAATGCCTGATTATACGCCTTAGCAATATCATGAATAATATTTGGAAACAACATAGGTTTTATCTCATTGTTTCTATATTTTGCTACGATCTTGTATGGAAACTGTGTTGTATCAAAAACTATGAATGCCGAGTAATCATTACCAAGTCCTCGTGCAACATCAACCGTAATTATATAATTATGTTCTTTAACTGGATTTTCGTAAATATCAAGACCAGCATTTCGTTGAATGGGATTTTCATATACCAAATTTTTGAGTTTTGATGCACTAATAAGAGTATTAACGGATCCTAAAAATTCACACTCAAACTCAATTTTAAATTGTTGCTCTGATGTGTTTGCAATTGTTTGTTCTTTCCATACAGCATCTCTACCAGGAACTTCAGACCAATGAACATCAGTGGGAACATATTCATTCTTACCCCTTTCACTATCGTGCCACATACGATAAAAGTGATTCATACCCCTTGGGGTTGAAACTATAATAACTTTGGTTGATTGTCCAGATGTAATTGTAGGATAAACTGATGCAAAGAAATCATCGGCAATATGATTTGGAATGAATGCAAACTCATCAAGAAATATTACGTTATAAGAACCACCACGAACAGCAGATGATGAGGTGGAGTTTGCTGATATCTTAGAACCGTTCTCCAATTCTAAAGAACCTTTGTTCCAAGATATTATACCTTGTTGCATCCATGTAGGTAAATTTTCATATGCGAGTTGTAATCTACCAAGTAAATCTCTAGCCGTGGACGCTTTGTTTGCCAGAACAGCAATATTTACATTATCATTGA